CACCAAGCCACTCAAAGTCGCACCAGAATATTTGCGTTTTAGATGCGTCAAGCGCGATACCGCTTGGGCCAGTACCATCTAACTTATCGCCGTTCCAGTCAGCCTGATTGACCGTGCAGACATCGCTAGGCGTACCCGGCGTTGGGATAGAGTTAGATCGCAGTACCATCGACTTCGTAGTGCCGTCTACTTGGAAAAACACACCGTTTTGAGTATTGAAGTATCCAACGCGCTGCCGGATGCCTGCCGTGGGCGTATTCATGGCAAACGTAGTCAGTACCAGCAGCCCCTTACCCGGCTGATACGACATCGAACGGAACGACTGGCGCACCACTTCTGAGCCGATGGTGGACGTTACCGACATCTGCACCGACGACTCGTCGCTCAGGAACGTGATTGACCCACCCGATGCCGTGCTCGTATCGAACTGATTGTCGGCAGCAAATCTCTGCTGTGAATCGAATAGGGTATAGGGCTCACTAACTCGCTGCCGACCAAACGCATCTAATGCGGTCGGTGGGAACGATATGGGTACAGGCACTCCGTTCATGTCTATGCTTCCTCCGCCATCCCCATACCACGCGTACGCGGTGTCCTTGTCCTCGGTGACAATCGGCGTGTAAGTGTTGTTAAGCTGAAAAATAACCTGCTCGAGCGATCGCACGAGCTGATCAAACTGCTCCGCGCTATACCCCCGCTGGGCCGCGTTTGGCAGACGGACATTGTTGATCTTGCTCATCTCAACCCGTCAGGTTGGATATCCACACGCATCGTGCCGAAGCGCCACCTGGTGTCGATGTCGCTGCTCTCAATCTGCAACGCAACCTGGCGCCCGCGCGCGCGGGTATCGACCTTCTGCGTACTCGGTTCGATGATATACGGATCGAGCGAACTCGGTGTCGCAGGGGCCTGTGGGTACAAGCGCAACAGCAAACGAACCGTAAGATTGCCTTCCTGGTTCTTGAAGTCCGGGATAAAGCGCTTCATGAAGAGCACCTGATCGCCATCGCCAATGTCAAAGTACCCTGACTTCACATACGCGAGGATCGGTTGGCCATCTCCGTTCGCGCCATTCTCCTGGTTAAAGATCCGTGAGCGGCCGGCCGTGAGCCCATTGATCGTGCTGATCGTCGCAGCAGTGCTGTCCGGGTCAAAGGTGGTCGCAAGCGGATTGGAATAGGTGCCAAGGTCCGCCCAGGCCGTACGAGGCATCGTGCCCACGGACCAGACCTGCTCGAGGTAGTTATAGGTGACAAAACGGTCGATGTAGTCGTTGTCCGCGGTGCAGTACCACCATGTCACTTCGTTGAACTGCGTGTTGATGCCGACATGCACTTTCTGTGCTTGCGTGAAGTTCAAATCCTTAAACACATAGTCCTGCACGGTGCACGGGAGCTTTTTCACCGTACCGTCGAACACGAAGAACGCGTCCTTGGCCATCCAATACGCCACGCCGTTTACATCCGCCGAGGCATGCGGACCAATCAGGCCGCAGTTCGCACCGAGCTGCTGGAAACCGAAGGTGTACGGCGGCCCAAGGTACTGCATGCCGTGAAGCGCCGTGTCCGTCCAGATCAAGATCTGCCCGCGTGAACGCAGTGCCGAAACAATGAAGTTTCCGTCTGTCAGACGCTGGCCGCCGGCGGTGTTCGTGGCCGTAGCGACGAAAGTGTTGATGTCTTCCTGATTGGAGAAGCGCACAAACATCGGATCCTGCGACGAAGGCGTACCAATCGTGCTTTCCGTGCCGAAACAGATCAGATGTCGATCCGGCGTCGATACCAATGCGTACTTACTCTTGGTTGGCGCGCCAGAAATAGCCGTTGCGCGTACACCAATGCCCGTGCTCGGCAGCCATTCGTAGATGCCGCCATCAACGAGCTGCATAATCAGGTTTTCGCCAAATGTATCGAACTGCCAGACGCTCGAGAAGAGTGCTATTGACGCTGACGGCGGCCGTGCGGTTCCCCAGGTGAGCAACCCCCACGTTCCCGTGCCCCAGCCAAAGTCGGCGTAGCTGACATCACTGCCAGTGTTGATCTGATAGGTCGCGGTCGCGGTTCCGGTGGCCGTCGCCGTTGAGCTTGCGTTGACAGAGGCCTGAATGACGTACTTGTTGGCACTTGTGACCGTGATGATTTCGTATTCGCCGTTCATCGTGGCGTTGGGAATGCCCCCCGGGTCGCCCGTGGTAGCCGAAATCGTCACAAAGTCGCCCATGATGGCCCCATGGCCACTGTCATTGACGCTAACGAGGTTGCTTCCGCTCGTCGTGTCGAAGGTCACACCCGTATTCGTATCCCGAATAGGCGTGATATCCGCCCAGGTGCCGCCGTAATAGACATACACCTTCTTGTTGGTGCCTACGACAACGTAGGGGGAACCGTCCAGGTCGTTCCAGGTGAAGATTTCGCTCGGTGCGCCAACAAGGTTGACGACATTTTCGCCAAACTGGTTCCATCCCCCGACTTTTTCGGGCAAACCATAGCGAAAACGGATGTAGTCGGAGTCGATCCAACCACCTTCCGCGCCGTATTCGGTGTTTTGCTTGTCTACACCGGGTTTGAGAAACAGTCTAAGGAGTGCCATACGCGCATCCTACTTGATTGGACCGCCCACGAGCCACGCATCGCACGTCCGATCTCCCGCACACTTGAAGTGAAAAAGCTCACAATAGCCAAGGTTAGCGGCTTCGACAACATCCGGGGCGTAGTTTTCGTGATCCATCGTCTCGTTGTAGTCGTGGATGCCCTTTTCAATGCAGGCAAGCATCTCCGGGGTCTGGATGAAGGCCGCGCAGTTGCCGCAGCGTGCCTTCTTGGCCTCCCGGACGGTCGTCTCCCACAGCTCTGCCTTCTTGTCCCAGAACGCCCGTGACTCGGATTCCGGGTTCAAGGGGCCGTAGCCGTACTCCTTGATGGCGTTGTTGCGGTTCTTCAGGTTGACATGGATATCCACCGTCGCCTCCGGGCAGCCCTTCTGGCCACGCTCGTACGACTTGCGGATCTCCTGCCCGATTGCGTCCTTCTTCACACTCGCCATGATGTCACCTGTACTGTGCCGTTTTGCGTGCGATCGACTTGGGCTGCTTGACGAACTGCTTGCCCTTGGCCTTTCCCTTGCGCTTGGCAGCGGTCGTGCGCGCGTACTCCTGCGGGGACAGCGCCTTGATGGCCGCTTCCGGCAGATAACGCTCACCCGTCTTGCTCGAGGGCTTGCCTGACTTAGTCCGCCACTTCTGGGAGGTCCAGTTCTTCAATGACTGTTGCGGTGCACGCATGGTTAATCTCGATACCCGCCGCCTGCGGCTTTATAACGCTTGGCAAGAAGCTGTGCTTTTCTCGCGGACCATTTTCCTGCGCCCGTGCCTTGGGTGTTCGCGGCCTTGATAGAACTAAAAAGGCGCTTGCGCATCTCGGGCTTCGTATAGTTGCCTGACGCGTTTACGCTGCTCTTGGCCTTTGCCTTGCGCTTCATCGTAGCGTTCCCCCCGCTGCCGCCGGCACGGTCGTCACCTGGATCGACACATGTTGTCGAAGATTCAACACCTGCCCACAATCGGAACAAGCGTCGGCTTCGAGTTCGGCTTCGTCCAGGTCATACCCGCAGGCCGCGCAGAGGACTTCGATCGCATGGGCGGGCTCGATGACTCCGAGATCCGTGGTCCGTGGTTCTAGCGTTATTTTCATGTAGCTCTCCGCTATCCAGGTTTGTCATCGCAAACTGATGATGTAGATCAAGCCGACAATCACGCTTACTGCCAAAAGCATCAAAAAGACAGTCATCATAATCAAAGTCAATTCTTCCTTATCGTCCTGCTTTTTCTTGAGTACCTTTGCGCTTTTGATGGCATCGTCAATCTCCTGCCTTGCGACTTGACTCTGAAAGCGGCACCAGTCGTCCCACAACCCTGGTCTACCTGCAATTAGCATCAAGTCCTTTAGTTCCTTCTCTTTAAGACGAACCTGCTCAAGTGCAAAAAACTCTTCTAGCGTGTTTCTTTTCTCTGCCGGTGCGCTACGAACCCTTTTTTCAAGTTTTGTTTTGTTGTTAAAGAAACTACCAATTTGCGCTCCGCACTCCGACAGCTCACGCCCGTTGCTTACAAAGCTTTTAATTACTGCATAAGCGGCGTTGATTGCGGCGAGTTCTGCAAGCATGGCCCTATGTCGCCGGTCGTCGCTCGAAGTGCGGCACATCCTTGAACGATTTCCAGAACCCGCCCCAAGAGTTCTTCGGATTCAGGCTCTGCCAGTACTCACCAACCGGCGTAAGAGCCGGGATGTCGTAGCAGAGTTTGCCGTCCTTGAAGAAGTTAAGGTCGATGGCGCACCGCTTGAGGTGGATGCTGTTCATCGTCTTGGAGCGACCCGTCTTGACGTAAATGGCCTGCTGCTCCGGGGTACGGGCAAGTTCACCGCCCGTCACCACAAAGCCCAACTCGGTCGCCTTGTTGATGAGTTTGGCAACGTCCAACAGGAACGCCGCTTGTTCTTTTACAAGGCTCATTTCATGGCCTCCTTCATGGCGTCGGTTTTGTCCTTGCTCGACTGGCTGCTGCCAAAGTAGTACGAGACGACCTGCGTGGCGACCGCAGACAGCACGCCCAAGATGTAGATGAGGATGTCCTTGCGGCTCGGGTCAATCGGGCTTGCTTGGAACAGCACGATGCCGAAGAGCGTGAAGGTGATGCCAAGCAGCCCGAGCGCAAGAACAGGGGTCACGATCTTGTTCAGCAACGGTGCCTTATCTGAGGTTGCAATCTGCACCTCACGCTGCCGTGCGTCGTTGGTGTCCTTGAGCAGCATCTCAAGTTCAGCAAGGTCAAGTTTGTCCTCTTCCAAACGCAACTTGAGTAGTTCTTCCTCATGCTCCATCTGGGCAATCTGGATCTTCGCCAAGTCTTCGGGGGACATATCGGGCTTGAGTTCAACGCCGAGTTTTTCCTCAACGACCTTCTTGCCCTTCGCCAACACAGCGTTAGCGACTAGGTTAAGTC